TGATCGCCTTGTACTTACGCTGACTGCGTGGGTCACCGCGCTTAGCCATTAGTAATGCCCTGTCTTTAGATGATAAGCCAACGCCTTGCACGGTGTGCCATACCTATGGGCTATGTACTTTAAGCCTGCATCTATTTGTTTGTATGGGTCTTTAGTCTTTAGCTTTAATAACTGTGGTATTCCATAAGCTGTACTGTGTTTGTTATCAGCCCGGTAATCCCACTGTGACTCTAAATGCCAAAGCTTCTCTAGACATAGGTATTGCCTATGGTTAGTTAGTTTGATATGACTATAGAGTTTATATTTTTCTTTCTCTATATCATTATTATTAATAGCATAAGCATTATTAATAGATGCTATTACAAGACTAGATGGTAGCACATACCACCAAATCCATTTCAATTTACGCGAGGTTTTGGGCGTGTCGCTACTCATCGCACTCATGCTTTTCATCTGGGTTAAAGTCGCAAAAGTAACAGCCTGCGTTTAATCCACAGGTTATGCACAGATACTTAAACTGTATTGAGTCACAGCATGAGTTATACACACCATGATCCCCAACTGTGTAAAACTTATCGCCAAGCTGCTTACTCATCGTTATCATCCGCATCTACCTGTTTCATCAAATCCTCGAACGCAGCAATAACATCCTGTGGCGTTCTGTGTATTTTGCTAAAACGTGCAATACGTTCGGCTATTGCCCAGTCATCTGCATTAATCATCATCGCCTCTAATCGTGGCGACTATGCGTTCGATTAACGCGCCTTCGGCTAGGTTGTCGCATACCTGGCATACATGCAACGGCATAAACTTATGCTCAATCTCTTTAGCTAGTACTTCTCTTAGATCCTGCAATATCGTACGCATTTCTGGATTACTCACTTATCTTTACCCCATCCTGTTCCTTTAAATATGATCGATGGCGCGCTAAACACGCGCATCATTGGGTAGCTGCAGCACAAGGGTGCGCTGTCGCCGTGTGTATTTACCGGGTGATTCATCTCTGTTTCGCCCCCGCATTGATCGCAGCGATATAGGTAACTAGGCATCTATATCCTCATCTCTAGCGCGTTCGGTGTCTAATAACATCTCAATGCCCATAACTCCACAGCCTAAGCATTGAACGCAAACTACGTTAGGCGGCAGGTTAATAAACTCATCTACGATCTTATGCGTTTGCATGCCGGGGCCGATCTTGGCGCAAACCCTGCACTTAATTTTCAGTAATGCCATATACGGACTTCCTTAATGCATCCATTTCAAATAACTCACGTTGAGATACCCAGAAATTGCCATCAGCTGCGTTATAGTATTTAGGCTTTTTAGCCCAAAGCACGGGCATCCAGCCCACTATTTGATAGACAGGTGACTTATTCACTACCAGGATGGCCACATCGGTTAAGCGTGGGTAATCCTTGTGAATAATTAAATGGCCATTGATATACCTAGTCCATTTAACTTCAAAGCCCAGATTACCGACAGTTATATCGGCTTCATCGCGGTAAGTGTTAACCGTAGGTACGAAATTCTGTAAGCCCATGTACTGAGCTACAGCAATCTCAGACCCAACGGCTTCGCTATTTTCCAAGATAAACTCATGGTAATTAGTTTTACGGTCATATCTGCGATCTGGTGTAGTTAAGAATTCACCCGTACTACGAGCAAACCCACATGCCGCAGCTTGTTTTTCCTGCGATCGATCTAAGATCACCTGGACTATCTGCGCCATCTCAGTTATAGCCATATTGGTTTGCATTGATCGCTGCGTGACTTACTACTACAAGTATAGCCCCGGTATTTTTGCCCAGTTTTCGGGCTTACGCCTTCCTTGTAAACCATCCTGCCATGACTGCAGATAGGTGCAGGATCTACGATCTCGCCGCCTAGTTGCGATTTGATATCGGCAATAGTTTCAGCTGCTGGTCGCACACTTCCCACGCCTTCAACCTTTACTGCAGGTATAGCAGTAGCCCATAGATCAACCTCTACTGCAGGCTGAGCCTGTAAACGTTCTACCTTTTCCATATCCTGTCTTGTAGGCCGTGCATCGCTTGGCATCAATAACCCGATGGCTCGACCGATGGCAGACGTGCTGCAATTCTCGATCCAAAAGTCACGGTTTACGCCTCGATCAGTACGCAGCTCATAGGCATAATCTACAGCCGCCGGAACTACATCCTCATGTTCACGGAATACGCTGGCACGGATAATGACGTAGCCATCCTTGACGTTTAGCTCTACGATCTCAGTAATGATCCTGCCTGAGATATGGGTTTCTCTAAACCGTTTAATACGGCTATTGACATCCTCATAGTTATCCAAGTTAAAGGTCATGAGTTGCGCACGATCTCTGTAGCTGAGTTAAATGCAGCTCTTAAACCTGCAGCGCGGCCACGATTAAAGCCATCCTTAACGCCTTCTTTGTAGCCAATCGACCAACCTACTAAAAACCATGCAACGCTAACCATTAAAACTAATACTGCTACTTTTGTTATATCCATTTACTTCGCCCTTGTTTGGGTTAAGCCGCACTACACCGAATTAGGTAGCCCTGCCTAACGTGTAAATTAAGGGTAAAGCCTGGGTATGACAGCGGTCAATAACCGACACGCCCTAACGCTGTAGCAACATTTCGTAGATGCTATCCACCTTGGCCTCGATGCGATCCACGCGGCCGCGTAGGTTATGGCCACCGTTACCGTCTTGGCGTAATTCGCTTAGGTAATACTTAACTAGATGGCGAACCAGCCCAGCCGCAAACCCCATAAGAGTACATAATCCTATGGCTATTGCTATAAGCGACTGGGCGGCCGTCATTACTTTACGCCAAAAGTCTTATCGCTGTGGTTAAGTCCACGCAATAATGGCCCAATTAGGCCAGCGATAAAAGCATTAGCCAGGGTCTTAGGATCTGAAATTCCTGACATATACAAGGCCGCAGCACAGCTCGCAGCAGCTCTTAGATATGACAGTCCAGCAGCTATAGCTTGTTCTTTCATGGTCTTACTCCTAAATGCCCTTAGTTGACTTGTTTTAATACTGCAATCGTATGCGTACCCGATGCAGCAATTCCATATAAGCCTTCATGATCTCCTACAGGCACTTGCATTTTATCGCCGTTATCTAGTTTGTAACCATTAGATGTAGTTACGTTAGCATCGCCTAAATAGACAGCACCGCCGCCTAGATTATGTAGCCATACTGTTTGATCCATAATATTTGCAGCTACTAAAAGCGTGGCTGTAGTGGTTACTGTTACTTGTGCGCTAGTCGGCATAACTTAATCCTAACTTCTCTATTAGTTTGGCTGTCTTTACGGGATCTTGTGCTATCTCCCAATGCATCTCGTCTTTGCGTGTCCAGTTACCGCCCCATGCTAGGCCGTACTTCTTGGTCAATGCTTGGATCATTGGAATTTTCTCAGCTGGGAACGTGCCAGCCTTACCTAACGGGTGCTTAGTCGCGTTTAGGTCTATCGCTGTACCCGATGCATGGTTACTTAACTTGCCCGGTACGCCTCGAACATCGCGGTAGCAGTAGCCCCAGTCATCTAACGTACCGCCATCGATCGGCTCAATTAGTTCGTGAAACTGCTCAGCAAATGCAACCAATAAAGGTGCAGCAAAATAGGCGCATCGCAGCTTAATTTTTGTACCCTTGATTGGGTAAGACTTGATACGGATCGACTCAACCTCTTTAGAGGCTGGCCAGCCGTTATAGCTAATTGCTGTCATAGTCAGGCGCAATCCATCGGCATGTATCCTCATCGAATCCTGCAGCATCTTTAGGCTCAGGCGCAATAAACGCATCTCTAACCGCGTCATAGGTGTAACCAATACCTGCATAGTTTTTACGTATATTGCCGTTATAGCTAGTACGCTTACAGGTTTGACCTCTAAAGTTTGAGTACCAAGTTTCGGTATCTAAACCATCTATTAGTTCAGTTTCATCTACACCGACAATTACCTCGGTAACAATATTATTTTCATCTAAGAAAGCGTAATGCGCCATTATGTCCAGCTCACATTTCCAGTACCAGCGGTAATCGTAGTTACTTTATAGCCGCCACTTGCTGCGCCTGTAGAACCAGTTAAACCGCCGCCTATTGAGATTGTACGAGTATCTGGGTATTTAAGAATTACAACACCTGAGCCGCCATTACCGCCAGCTGTATTGCCGTAATTGCCAGCGCCACCATTACCTGTGTTTGCGCCACCTGCCACACCTGCGCCATTATTTGTAACGCCGCCGCCTTTACCACCTGCAGCATAAGTAACAGACGATCCGCTAATTGAATTGGCTGTACCAGCACCGCCGTTACCACCAGCATTTGTAAGGGCACTTGGTGAGCCAACCGCCGATGAACCGCCGCCGCCACCAGCTGCTGCAGTTACTGAAGCTCCAACGTCACCACCTGCATAACCTTGAACAGGAGAAACACTAGGCACGTTTCCTGCGCCACCTACAGGTTTGATAGTCGCACCTGATCCACCTGCTCCAGATCCCGAACCACCCGAATAACCCGGGCTATCTTGGCCAGCACCTTTACCGCCACCTGCAGATGTAGTGCTATTAAATACTGAATTACTACCTTGTGTGCCATCCGCAGCTAAACCGCCACCTGAGCCACCTGTACCGCCTGCGCCTACAGTTACCGAATAATTAGTAGATGGAAATAAAGTCGCAGTATTAGTGCGATAGCCACCTGCACCTGCACCTGAGCCAGCACCGCCGCTACTCCAACCGCCACCGCCACCGCCTGCGCCTGCAACTATTAACGCCTCAACACTAAAACTAGGCGGTGTAGGTATTGATAATGAACCAACAATGACATTTAACATTATGCGACCGCACCTACAACGTACCAAG